CCGACAACGTACTAACGAAATAGCGGACGCGGTATTAAATAAAGGCTTCGACCCTTTCGACCCCGCAAACTATCAACAACAACCCGACATAATAGACGCTCAAATAGAAGGGGGCGAAAATGTTTAATCTACGCAACGAAACTATAAAGGCAATTTTAACAGAATTAAAAATAGATAATAGCCCTTTTAATATCGAAGTAGTGCGGGAGTTTATAGAGCATATAGCAGACGCAGAACTAAAAGCGTTTTATATGGCATTATTTAAAGACGGGGCTAAAATATTTAACGGCTTAGACCGTGTAGCAAAAGTAGCCGAACAATTTAAGCCCGAAGGAATAAACTTAATAGAAGAACGCGCTAAGAAACTTATAGCACTAATCGAAGCAACTAATACAGCTATAGACGAACAAGCTAAAGCTAAAGGCGAAGACTTTGTAAAAATGGTAAAGTATGGAATAAAGCTAACGCTACCAAAAGAAGATATAGCTATTTTAGACTTAGTAAAGCCGTATAGCAATCACAAAGAGTTAATAATCAATATTAGACATTATCAAACGTCTACGGATAGTTTACGGGAGTTTATAAACGCTATTAAATATTTCGATAAAATTAGCAGTACGGAAGCGATAGAAAATAAAACTATCAACGCTTTACAGATAAGAAAGGCTTAGTATGATTAATTCTATAATAATAGCTATAGGCGGGCTTATATTGTATTCTTTAATACTATGGGGTGTTTCAAAGATAAAGCGCCGTATAAGAGCTAAGAAGAACTTAAAAGCTAATAGCTATATGCTTATGTTTTTATAAACATTAAAATAAGAAAAGGTTAAATATGAAAACTACTACAAAAATATCACGGGGCGTACTTAAAGATTTTATGGTACTTAATTTCGCGGGCGCATTAATGGAAATAAGTTTACAAGATAACGACGCAGTAAAGCGCGACAATGACAATAAAAACTATAAGCTAAACAAACGCATAGATAGACGCATAGGAACGCTTAGAAGCAAAACAAAAGAAGTATTAAGACAAATAGGTAACAAGTGCGCGGAAGACGAAGCTAAATACACTAAGAAGCGCTTATACGTAATAGGCGAACTATTGCACTATTTTGAAGAAAAAGACATAGAAGTAAACTTAGAGTTATTAGCACTTAATATTTTATTTGTAAATTTTACGCCTAACGAACGACAAAACAAAACGATACACGAAGATTTTTTATTTTTCACTAAAAGCGAAAACTATTTAGATGAAAACGCGGATTTAATCGGAAGCACATTATCGGACAAAGTAGAAACGGATATGTTTTTATTAGCTTACGACTGTATAAATAAACTAAAGGCTTAAAAGTGAAATTAACTAAAAAAAGAAAAGACGCTATACGCGGGCATATTGAAAATATTAACCTTATGGGGTGTATGGAATTAACCGCGTTTGATATGAAGCTACAAGAAGTTAAAGGGCAAATGGACGCTTTAGTATGGAAGTGGGTTAATAAAGCCGTAATGAAACAAATAGAATATTTAGCTGATATAGATTTGAAGACGGGCGGTGCTATGGCTATTATGTCGGAAATGAAAGAAGACGACACCGCATAACTAATATATTATATTATAATATAGGATATTTTAAAGTTACTCTAAGTTAAAAAGGTATATACTTTTATATATCAATAAGAAAAGGTTAAATTATGAAAGCTTTAGAAATTAGAACAATCATTAAAAATGACTTAACACCGCGTTACGAAATTGCACGCGATAGTGTAGTCGCATACGTTACAAAAGAAGCGCATAAATTACAAGCGCTTCGTAAAGAGTTTAGTAGCTTATCACAAATGGAAAACGGTAAAGAGTGCAAAAGGTGGCGCGAACTTTATATAGGTTTCTATGGTTATTATGATAAAGAAGCTAAAAAACAAGTAGACGGAACTTTCTACAATGGAATAGCTAAAAAATATCGCGGTGTAATTGCTTCTTATACAGACAAAGCAATTATAAAACATTATACGAAAGAATATAAAGACCTTTTAAAAGATTTAGTAGAAGCAATTTATACAGATATAAAAGGGCTTAAAGCTAAAGACATAAAAATAGGACAAAGCGAACACGATATAAACTTTACACTTACTTTTAAAGATGATAAAAAAAGAAGCTATACAATAAACACTATTGTAGCGGGCGGGTTTATTCAAGTTATACATAATAGAACTTTAAAAACTTTACATAAGGGGGTTATATAATGAAAGCATACCAAGAACTAACCGACGAAGAATATAACAATATAGGCGGATATAGAAGTACGGGTATAAAAGAGATACTTAAATACGGAATGTTCGACTATCTAAAGCCCGAAGGCGTTAAGCGTGGCGGTGTAGCATTAGACTTCGGTATCTATTTTCATACCTTAGTGCTAGAAGAAGAAAAAGTAAGCCTTAATTATGCTTTACCGTTAGAATTAGAATACCCCGAACTAAAAGGGTTAAATAAAAACACTAACGCATATAAAGACGCTAAAAAGATTTATGATTTAGAAAATATAGACCGCACTATTATTTCAATAGATGATTATAAATTAGCTAAAAGTATGCGTGAAGTAGTTATGAATAGATACGGTAAAATTATCGAACGTGCAAAACGTGAAGTAGTCTTTAGCTATACGGACGAAAACAAGATTAAGCGTAATTGTAAAGTAGATATATACGACGAACTAAGCGGAAATATGTTTGATTTAAAGTCAAGTGGCGAAGAAATATATTTAGATAATATTCGCTATGTATCTTCTAAATATGGCTATGATACTTCGGGGGCGTGGTACTACGACACGATTAAGGGAGCGGGGGGCGACGTTTCGGGCTTCGGGTTATTGTTTAGCAGTAAAGCAGACTATAGAGCGCTTTTATATAAGCCTTCTAACTTCTTTTTAGAAATAGGACGCGCAAAGTATGGCGTAGCTTACGAAAAGATATTACGATACGAAAAAGAAGGAATTATAGACGACGCGTTTATAGATTTAGACCCGTCTTATAATGAGTTAAAAAAATACGGTTACGTGGAGTAGATAAAATGAAAGTAAAAGTAATCGCAGTAGGGAAGTTTGAATATTTAGATAACGAAGATACCAAAATAGAATTAGAGGTAGATTTAAATGAAATGCACGATAATGATGTTACTTTTGAAACCCTTATAACAGAAGCTTTTGAAGATAGAAATAGCGAGGGGTGTAGTTGTAGTTTTAATGAAAGTAATAATCATTGTGAGTGCGACGGTTACGGGTACGAATATGAATATTTGCTTTTTAAAATAGTAGAAGCAATATGAAATGTGTATATCATAGAAGCTACAAAAGCTTACTAACCGAAAAAATAGGACACGCCGAAGCATATAAAAAAATTACGAATAGGCTTAACAAACAATTTAAAAAGTATTTTATTAACAAATCCTATAATATAATATAGGATAGTTTAAGGTTAATAGGTATATACTTTTAAATCTCAAAGAAAAGGTTAAATTATGAAAAAGATATTACTTTTAGTATTAGTTGCTTCGGCTTTATTTTCGGCTACTTATGAAGTGAAAAAGAAAGCCCCTAAATGTAAAGCGGGCTTTATAGAAAAGCAAGTACAGACGAATAAAACTTACTATTCGTACCAAGTTAAAAGATATAAAACGGTATGTGTAGAAATCAAACAAGAAAAGGTTAAAAAATGAGTAATGAATTACAATTAACAAAAGACGAAAAGTTAGTTATTAAAAATAACTTTTTTCCAACAAATACAACACCCGCAGATATGGCGTTTTGTATGGGTGTAGCTAATCAATTCGGATTAAACCCGATTTTAAATCAGATTTATTTTGTAGGTAGAAAAGCTAAAATTAATAATCAATGGGTAGAAAAAGTTAGCCCTATGGTAGGACGCGACGGGTTTTTAACTATTGCGCATAAAAGTGGTAAATTTGCGGGTATTGAAACTAAGACTACTATTAAGCAAGTGCCTACGTTTGACGGTAACGAATGGACGGAAGAACGCGACTTAGTGGCTATTTGTAGCGTATATAGAACGGACACGGAACGCCCTTTTATCGTAGAAGTAGCTTTTAAAGAGTACGCGGGCAAAACACGCGACGGACAATTAACTAAGTTTTGGAAGGAAAAAGGCGCGACTATGCTTAAAAAGGTAGCCGAAAGTCAATGTTTACGTAAAGCGTTTAACGTAAGCGGTATATATTCCGAAGAAGAAATAAACGATATTAATGTAGTACCGAAAGTCGAAGAAGTGGTAGAAACGACTACGGACGACGTAACGGCATTAATTACCGAAGATATGAGTAATCAAAATGTAAATATGGTTACGGGCGAAGTATCGCAACACACACAACCCGCGGGCGAAGAAGTACCCGCATATATGAGCGACGAAGTAGCGGAAAACCCGCAACAACAAACATTAGAATTAGATATAGACTAAAGGGCTAAAATATGAAAGATTTAAAAGTAACAATTACACCCGCTTTAGTAACGGCTAACTTTGACGATTTAAAATCGTACTTATCCGTAGAAGTGGCTAAGTATGATATAGAAGTCAAAGAAGACACGGTTAAAGACGCTAAGAAATTAGCTACAGAACTTAACGCAGTTACTAAGGGCATTAACGCAGTTAAAAAAGAACAATTAGCAATCTTAGAAGCACCCGCTAAAAAGTTTAAAGAACAAATAGCGGAACTTAACGGGATTATTCAAGACGGACGCGAAAAAATCTTAGTACAAGTACGCGGATATGAAGAACGTACACTACAAGAAATTAACGACCTTATCGTAGCTAAAGAAATGGAAGAATATCAAACGCAAGAACTAAGCGAAGAATATCACGGTATTAACTTTAGCGACTTAGTGCTATTAGGTAGCATTACAAAAACGGGAAATCTTACTAAAAAAGTAATCGACGAAATAGTAGCCCGTGTAGCAAAAGCTAAAGCGGTAGAACGTGCGGTAGAAATGCGTTTACTACAGTTAGAAAACGAATGTTATAAAGCGGGGTTAAAAGTACCATTAAGCCACGAATATATAAAAGAGTTTTTAAAGGCGGAAGACGAAGTATATCACGCGCGCTTAACGCACCTAATTAGCTTAGAGCTACAGCGCCAAGAAAAAGCGGAAGCTAAAGCTAAGTTTAACGCGGATTTAGAAGCCGAAAGACTACTAAAACAAGCCGAAGAACAAAAGAAACGCGCAATTAAAGCGGAAGAAGCTTTAGAAGTAGCAGAAAAGAAAGCGGAAACGGTAGTAGAAGCTAAAAAAGACCCTACGCCTATAGCGGAAGCCCCCGAAGGTAAAAAAACGCTTAGAATAGCTATAGCGTTTGATATTATAGTGCGTGAAGGTGCTACAGATGATAAAGTATTATCTAAAATGCGCGACTTACTTAATAATGCGGGTATACCTTCATTAAATTATATAATGGTAGAAAATGGCTAAGAAGGAAACTAAAAAGGCGGGTAGCTATAAAATGCGCCCGTCAATAAAAGCGGAAGCTATGAGATTTATCGCGCAAGATGAAAACATAAAAAGCTTTAATGACTTTTTAGAAGTTGCTACAGTATCTTATATTAAAGCACAAAGAAAAATCCCGCGTGAAAATGAAAATCAAGGTAAGTTAGAATTTGATTAAGTATATACCTTTAAGCTTCTTATTATGTAAAAAGGTATATACTTTTATAAATCAAAGAAAAGGTTAAAAAAATGGTTTACAAATCTACACTATGGCATATTATGAATTTAATATTGCTAGAAAATCCAACACTAACGGCGGGCGAAGGCGCTCAAGTAGTACGCAATATCAAACTAGCACTAAGGGGGCTATGATGTTAAGTTTTCGCGGTAAAGTATGGCTTAGTATATTAGTTTTAGGTGTTTTTATACTCTATATAGCGTTTAAATCAATTTCGTATATAGTTTCGTAAAGGCTTACTATGGAAGATATGAGCGGATTAAAAAGTAACGATAGTTTAACGCGTTATAGCGATAGACATAACGGAAGATTACCAACTACAGCGATAAAAGACGCGCCGATAGAAGGAAAACCGTTTAAGGACGTTCTACGAGAACATATAGACAAAGAGAAACAACTATATAGCATTACTAATGAGGTAGACGGCGAAAGCTATGTAAAATCGTTCTACGACAAATACGAAGCTAGACATTGGATTATAAACACTTTGGATTTAAGTAAAGAATGGAGTATCTACGTACAAGAAAAAGCGAAGATAGAACATATAGACATTGATATAAAAATAGAAAAGGTTTAAAAATGAACAACTACGACACACTAAAAGAAAAACAGTTAGACGACGAAATAAACAAGCATAACGAAGAAGCTACAAAAGCTAAAAGTAAAGCGTTTAAAAATCTATCCGTAGAATTAAGCGCGGACGGAACGGCTAAAGTAGTAGTTAATAATATGGAAGCATACGACGCTTTATTAGCAATTTCGGCTATAATTAGAACATTATCCGATAGTGTAAACGTGCCGACTTCACATATACTAAAAGACCTTAAAGGTTTAACCAAGAAAAAGGCTAAATAATGCTTGAAGGTAGAGCAGAAAAGAAGATAAAATTATATGATATTATCTTAGAAAAAATGGTACAAAATTATAAGTTTTGTGGGGATAGCGTCCACGATATAGAAATCGAAGTATTTAAAGATAAGTACGGTATAGAATTAACGGCGGAACAAATCATATTCTTAGCTTCGATTATGAGAACTAGAAGGCACGTTTTAGTTAAAAACCCTTCTATGGACTTACGCGTAAAAAACAAATCTTTAGAAGAAGAAGATAGAGAATTTTACGCTAATGATAATCTTTAAAAAGGACGGCACAAAATGAACGAAAAACAAGCAGTAGAAGAAATATTAGACGAACAAGGTCGGGAACTACGCGACGCTTATAAAATGCTAAGAGATACGGCGAAGCGTCATAAGATAGCCGATAAAAACTTAACTAAAAATTCTTTTTCTATGAGTATGCAAGAAGTACAAAACGAAAAGAAAAAAATAGCGCAACTTCGTAAAGAAATGAATAGCCAAATTAAAAAGCTACATAAGTTAGGTGGCGAATGGGATAACGAAGAAGAAAGGAATAAAATTGAAGTGTGAATATTGTAACAACGGCGAAGCAAAAGAAGAATTTAAAAAGTGGGGCAATTATTGTTCTAAGACGTGTACCAACAAAGGCGAAAAGCAAAAGGAAGGTAAAGAATGTTTAATAAAACGATTTTAGTAGGGAACTTAACCCGCGATATAGAACTAAGATACGCGCAAAGCGGTAGCGCAATAGCTAACACGGCTATAGCAACTACGCGCAAGTTTACGCAGAACGGCGAAAAAAAAGAAGAAGTTTGTTTTATGGATATAACTTTTTTCGGGCGTAGTGCTGAAATAGCTAATCAATACTTACGCAAAGGTAGCAAAATTTTAGTAGAAGGGCGTATTAAGTTTGATACGTGGGTAGCGCAAGACGGTAGCAAAAGAAGTAAGCATAGCGTTATAGTTGAAACTATGCAAATGTTAGATAGTAAACCCGCAGACGGTCAAAGTAATTCACATACTAATCACAATGTGAATAACCAACAACAAGCGCAAGCGTATCAAGCACCACAACAAGGCGCGGATAACTACAGCTACGGCGGACGTAACCATAATGCACAACAACAACCGAACAACGTACCGACTGAATATCAAGACCGTAACGGGAATACAACACAAAGACCACCCTCTAACCAAATACCCGAAATAGATGTAGACGAAGAAGAAATACCCTTTTAAATGAGAGTATTTTACGTATGTGTTAAATGTAATATGCAATACTCTATGAATGGGCATTGTAGAATATGTAGTAGAATGTTAAGCAAGTTCTATAAGATACCATTTTATAGAGATAGACAAAAGGGTAAATAGTGGCACTAACTTTAAGTCAAAAAGAAATCATACGCGTAGCGGTTAAGTCAGACTACTACGACGCGGTTAATAATCCTAACGGAATGAGTAACAGAAAGATAGCAAGTAAAGCGGGGTGTAGTGAAAGTGCGGTTAGAACTTTAATACGCAAAGAAGGCTTAGAAAAAAACGCAATAAACGCACTAGCAAAAGCGGACGCGCATACTACTATAATACAAGAAGAAATAGGCATACAGAAAAACGCCTTAAATAACGCAGAAAAAAACGCATACGACGCAGTATTTAAAGACGCTAAACAGACGATACAAATAGCTACAGACTTTCAAACAATCATACAACAACGTCAAAAAATGGATAGTGAAACGATAGACGCTTTAATCAAGATGAAGGCGCACGACCTCAAAGAAGCGGAAACACCCGAAGACGTATTGCGCGTTAATTTCAAGTATAGGGAGTATATGGCGGTAGTATCTGATTTTAAAGACATTAAAGACGGTATCGAAGCAAACGACAAAGCTATGATTACTAAAGGCGAAGCGCCACGTTTTGCGCCTAAAAGTGATACTACAGTAAATAATTTAACTATAACAGATACCGAAGCGGGCACTAAAGGGAAATGGTAATATGTGTAAACTACCGTGTTTAGATTTAGCAGAAATACGAGGATATATAAAACAATATAGCCCCGCCTTCGTACCTATGTTTCGCGACGAAAGCCGTTATAGCATTATATGGGGCGGTGCGGGTAGTGGTAAATCTCACATAGTAGCCCGTAAGCTTCTTTATAGACTAATTGACGAAAAGCACGTTAAGCATAACTTCTTAATCATACGTAAAGTAGACCGCACTATTAAAAGGTCGGTTTTTACTCTAATGAAAAATCTTATAACCAAGTGGGGCTTATATAATGACTTTAGTATAAACCTAACCGATAAGACTATGATATACAAGCCTACGGGGTCGCAATTTATGTTTAGTGGATTAGACGACGTAGAAAAGCTTAAATCTATTGAAGGCGTAACGGGGATATGGATAGAAGAAGCTACGGAACTACAGCAAGAAGACTACGAACAATTAGACCTTAGACTACGTGGCGACACGGGAGCATATAAACAAATCATATTAACGCTTAATCCTATTAGTGCCGAACATTGGATAAAAAAGATATTTTTTGATAGCGGTTTACCGAATGTTTTTACACTAAAGACTACTTATTTAGATAATCAATTTATAGACGCGGAATATAAAGCCGTATTAGACGCTAAGAAGATAACTAACCCACGCTACTATAAAATCTACGCGTTAGGCGAATGGGGTACGGCGGAAGGCTTAGTATTTAATAACGTAAAGTGTAGGCTTATCCGTGAAGCTGAAATAAAACCTTTAGAGTGTATACAAGGTTTAGACTTTGGTTATAGCGTAGACCCTACAGCGTTTACGCATAACTACATAGACCACGTTAATAAAAAGTTTTATATCTACGACGGCTTTTATGAAAAAGGATTATCAAATAGTCAAATAGCTAAAAAGCTTATAGATTTAAGAGTACATAAGCACGTAATAACGGCGGATAGTGCCGAGCCTAAAAGTATAGCTTCGATTAAAGCTAAAGGCGTACCAAGAATAAGAGGTGCGAAAAAGGGTAAAGATAGTATTAACGCGGGTATAGATTTTCTTTCAGATTATGAGATTATTATTAACGCGCATTTAGTAGAAGTAGAAAAAGAGTTTTTAAATTATTCGTGGGCGGTAGATAGAAACGGGAAACAATTAAATAAACCTATAGACGATTATAACCACGCTATAGATAGTATTCGCTATAGTGCTGAACATTTAGCGTTAAGACGTGGGAAGTATGCAAGGGTTAAAAAACCTTCGGGCGTATAAAGATGATATAATACGGACAAAGTAAATTTAAGGGCTACTAAATGACACTATTTGAATATATGAAAACACCGAAGTATAAGAACTATATCCGTAACCGTGAGATATTTGAAGAACGAAGCGCGGGTATCTTTAGGGCTACAGTCAATAGCCGTATTAAATTAGAATTAATGGGAAGCGGTGCGATAGTACAAAACGACACCGTATTTAGTGGATTTAATGGGGGTAAGGGTAATTATTCAAGCATTAGCGACCTTATCGTACCGTCTAATCTTCTATCTTCTATCACTTCTACATATATTAGTTATGCTACAAATGGGCGCGTACTGTTTGATAAAAAAGAAAACGAATATATGTTACAAAAGGTTAAGACCGCAATTAAAGAACAATCTATAGGTGGTAGTTGTCTTCTAAAATTAGTAGAAAAAAACGGACAACCTTATATTAATATCTTTAACGCGATTAGCTATTATGCCGTAGAAGATGAAGACATACAAGACATTAGAAGCGCCTACGTAATATTTAATCTAGTAGAAGAAACGGACAACGCGGAAACGTATCTATTAGAACGACACGAAGGTAAATTAGTAACATACAAGTATCTAAAAAGAGTTACAGAAAAAGACGGCGTAACGGTGGCATATATAGACTGTAAAATAGAAGGCTTAGAACAAAAAGAAGACGAAAAAGGCGTATGGTTTAGCTATGAAACCTTAGAAAAGCCCGTAGTATCTGAAATAACAAACTTAGTCTTTAGTGGCGAAAGTGATTATACGGACGATAACATAGCTTTACTTCGTGAAATTGTAGTTACAAACACTATCAATTCACAAACTTTTGACAAAATATCTAACCCGATTTTAGCACTACCCGAAGAAAGTATAGAATATGACGAAAACGGGAACGCACGCGTAAACCTTAGTGATAGAACTATTATTATACGTGAAGGCGGAAGCAAGCCCGAACAAATTAGCTTAGAAAGTCGTATAGAACAATCAGACCAACACCGCACAAACTTAGAAGGTCAAATTTTTAGTAGTTTAGCGGTTAATACAATCGCTTTAGGGGTAAGTGGCGAAGGAAGTCTAAGCGGTATAGCTATAGAACGTATGCTAAGTAATACTTCGGCACGCGTAGAAGAAAAGCGTAAAAATGTAGCTAAAGCCTTATTTGATTTAGCGGGCGTAGAAATTGATTTTAGCGACCCTATAGGGGATAACTACAAAGAAGAAGTAACTACAGCTAAAACAGCAGTAGACGGCGGATTTATGAGTATTAAACAAGCGTGTATCGAAATAGGCAACGAAGACGACTACGCACAAATCATAAAAGAAGCTAAAGCGCAAGTTACGGGAGATTATGAAGGTTTTACAGACGATAAAAAAACACCCGAAGAAGGCGACGTTAAATAATGGCTAAAAATGTAGGTTATTGGAAAGACGAACATAATAAACTACATAGACGTGTAGATAAAGACGCGGTACATTTAGACGCTATTTATCGTAAAAAACTAAACGAAGTAGAAGGACAAATAAAAGACTTCTATAAAAAATATGCGGTAGATAATGAGATAACCGAAGATATAGCGCGAAGCCTTTTAACACCTAAAGAGTTTAGAGTATTTAACGAAAAGCTTAGGGAGTGGATAAAGTCGGGTAAATATAGTAATGACGCTTCTTTTATGGCTTCTTTGGATAGATTAGCGGGTACTTCAAAGATTAACCGCCTACAGCGCTTAGAAACTGAATTAACGGCTAAAATATCGGAACTAAAAAGCGAACAAATCATAGCTACAGAAAATAGCTTAATAGATACGTACAAAGAAACGGAAGACGCTACGGCTAACGTGGTAGAAAGTCAATTTAAGCAAGTAAGCGAAGCAAAGATTAGAACGGTAATTAATTCAGAGTTTCAAGAACGAAGATTAAGCGGTAGAGTATGGACGCATAGAAGCCATTTAAGAACTAAGCTTATATCTACACTTACGGACAACTTTATAGAAGGTAAAAACTTTAATGATTTAAAGACCGATTTAAAAAGAAGTTTCGGGGCTTCGGATTTTGAAGCAAGGCGTTTACTTATTACAGAAACGGCACGTATCAATAGCATAGCAAAAGAAAACAGCTATAGCGAAGCGGGATTTACACATTATCAATATATAGCGGTAGACGACGATAGAACTACGCCTATATGTAACGGCTTAGACGATAAGATATTTAGATTAGAAGATATGAAAGTAGGAGTAAACGCACCACCTACACACGTATACTGTAGAAGTACGATAGTACCGTATGAAGTGGGCGAAGAAGATATACAAGTACCGCCTAAAAAAGTAGCGCCTAAACCTAAAGCAAAGAAAGCACCAACTAAAAAGCCTATTAAAAAAGAAGCGCCTATAGACTTCGGATACAATGGACGTTTTAACGGGTATGTAAAAGATATTACGCCTACAGCTAAAAAGCTTATAGAAGATACGCCGAAGCCCGCACTATTAAAGCATAATAGAACGGCTTATTATACGGCTTATAAAGACGTTTCGCGCGGGGAAGTTAGAACTACTAAAGATAAAGAAACTTTCTTACACGAATACGGGCATTACATAGATCACGTATTAGCGCAAAAAGACGGCGGAACTAACTACTATAGCAAAAGATTAGAAACTTCGGCTATTGCAGACGCTAAACTATACGGAACTTCTACTATACGCGGTAAAGGACAATTTGAGCGCGAATATATAACTATAGGTAAAGATAAGATAGACGAAATTACCGACGAACTTTATACCTTTGGCGAAAAGACAACTAAGCGCGGTAGAAAATGGAACGGCTATATAGTTAAAGAAAAACGATACGAAGCCGTAAGCGATATTTTTGATAGTTTAACGGGTGGTAGTTTTATGGAAAAACGCTACGGGATATACGGACACGGTAGCCGATACTATCAAAAAACGAATATGAAGCAAGCGGAAAACTTCGCTAATCTATTTAGTGCTTATGCTATAGGCGGTAAAGACTACGAAATAGTTAAGCATTATTTCCCTAACTTAACTAAAGAGTTTGAAAAAATTATGAAGGAAGCGACAAAATGAAAGATTTAGTACAAGAACATATATCGAAATATGGAATTAAGCCCGTAGTAATAGGAATGTTTTTTAATGATGTAGACAAAGTTATAGACGGAATAGCGGACGCAGTAGAAGGGGATAAGCCTTATAATGAATATGAATTACTTACAGATGAAGAAAAGAAATTATACGACGAAGAAAAATTAGTATTTTAATCTTTGTCTATAGTTTCGCGTATATACCTTAATTCTCTAAGTATGCTTTTAATATCGGCACTATTAGCGCTTTCAGTTCTAGCACTTTCTTTATGCACTTTGTTAATCTTTTCGTGTACGTTTCCTATTTGTCCGTTAAAGTAAACAACCGCACCAACGAACAAACTAAACATACCACCTATTAACACCATAACGGAAGTTCTACCGCGTCTAATTGCGGGGTATATGTCTTCTTCACTTTCTCTAATCTTTGTAGCTATTTCTTTTGATTTTAAATCGCAAGTTTGATAAATTACCTTACTAAATTCTTCGTCGTGTACTTCTAAAGTTCTTACACGTTCTTTTAAATCAACGATAACTATTTTAGCTATGTTTCTAAATTCTATAACCGCTTCTTCTACAGAGCGTAATCTTTTTTCGTTTTCGTCTTCGTTTGGCATTTATAAACCCTAAAAAATTTAATTATTAATGTATTATAGCGATAATTATGCAAAAAAACTTATATTATGCTATAATTTTTCCATAAATCGCGTGGAGTAATCGACGGGAAATATTTTAAGATAAGGGTTAAAAATGGAATTAGAAGAAGCATTGGCGTTAATCGAAACGCAAAAAACAGAAATTGCGGGGTTAAAAGATACGCACCAAACAGCGTTAAGCGACTTAACTAAGACGCACGAAAAAGCGGTACAAGTATCTTATAACAAAGGTTTTGACAAAGCTAAAAACGCTTCTAAAGATGAAGTTAAAGACGGTTATATTAAAAAAGAAGAAGTAGAAGCTATGCTATTAGAAAAAGACAATCTATTTAAGCGTAAATCTACATTATCTAAAATGGGCGTAAAAAACCCCGAACGTGCTTTAAAGATTATTGATGAAGAAGACTTAGCGCTATTCGGTAGCGAAGACTTTAAAGAAGATGATTTTAAAAAGAAGTACGGCGAAGATATTGTTTTTTCTACGTCTTCACAAAAAGAAGAAGACGAAGGGGACGAAAAAAAGCCACCTTCTAACATTACGAAGAACAACCAAAAACCACGAACGGGGCTAACCGCTGAAAAATACGCGGAAATGTCGGACACGGAACGGGCTAAAATTAGTACCGCCGATAAACTAGCACTTTTAAGCTAGTCAATTTAAAACAAAGGTAATATTATGGGTTTAGATAATAACAAAATTACGATTTTTACGGACGTTATGGACACGAAGCTACAAGAGAAATCTATCGTACCTTCAATCGCAAGAGGTGTTTATAAGGGTCAAGTTGTACGCGGTGGTACTGTTAAGATTTTAGGTACGGAAGACGTAACTATCGGTCAATATAACGGAACTATCACACATCAAGCTATGGACGGTACGGCGCAAGACGTAGCGATTAGCAAAAAACCGTATTTCTCTATTAAATTAGGTGCGGACGATTTAAGTCAAGTGCCTACAAATGAGTTAAACTTTTTAACGGGTAAAGCTTCGGACGGTTTAGCGCTAGACGTAGATACTCAATTAGTAGCTTTAGTTTCTAAAGCAGTAGTTACAGTTACGGGCGCTATTGCTACGGTAGATAGTGCATTTACGGGATTAGCTACGGCTTTCGATAATGCTAACGTATCTATGAATGATAGAGCGGTAGTGTTAAGCCCTTCGGTAGCTAACAAGCTTGTAGAGTTACAAGGTAAAGCACTAAGTGGCGAAAAATCGGCTAATATCGTTTACGAAGGTTACTTAGGTAAGTATATGGGTATCGAGATTTTTAAATCAAATAAAATCGGCTCAACTCTTACAGTTGCTAACTGTGTAGGTGTAGATATGTCGGCTTTAGTTCTTGCTAAGTCTTACGAAGAACTACGCGAAGCAACAAGCGCGGACTTCTTCGGTGTAGCACTTCAAGGGCTATTAGTTTACGGTATCGACGTAGTAGAAACTCAAACGGGTGCTTCTGATAGAATTATCGGTTTTGATATTGACGAAGCGTAAGTAGAAGCCTTCGGGCTTCAATTAAATTAAATTAAAGGTTAAATTATGGCAAAGCTAACACCCGCGCAAGAAGCGCAAAAAGAACTAGACGCGATTAATGAAGCAAAAGCGCAAGCGCAAGCAGAGTTAGACGCAACAAATGACGCAAAAGCTAAGGCGGACGCTGAATTAGTACAAATCGACGAACAAATCGACGAAGCTAATACTACGTTAGACGCAACAAATGACGCGATTAGCGAACTTAGCGCAAGCGAATTAGCTAAGTTAGAAAAAGAAGCCAATAGCCCTTCGGCGGATAAATACGAAGAAATGGCTAAAGCTAGAAAAGAAAAAGGTAAAAACGGAAAGCCTCTTATCGGTAAAGGTACGGGCTTCGAGATTACACTTAACAAAAAGTAATCAAATTTTAGGGGCATAAAACCCCCTTTTCAAAAGGGGCTAAAATGGCTATTGTTATACCTACGTATATTACACTTTTCGGAAGCGAAGCCGACGCGGTTACGTTTTTCAAAGACCTTTTTACTACTACAACACTTGCAGACGAACAAATCAAAAACTTACTTAATATTTCTTATATGAAGATAGACCCTATTTTCGGCGAATTTAGATTATATGAAGTAGGCGAAGAAACGGTACGTAACGAACATATAAAGCGCGCGGTATCTTTTGAAGCTAATAGTATAGCTTTAGACAATACGGACGCTTCTAATATAGTAAACGGCGGTTTAAATAGTGGCGACGGTAGTAACTCAAACATAACGGAAGAAAAAATAGGAAACATTACAACTAAGTACGGAAAAGGTACGAGCGGAACGGCGGGCGGTAATGGTAGCACTATATCTTCTATATTAGGGCTTCTTTCAGTAGACGCGGGCGTATTAATTGCGCGCTATATCCGTAAATCTTACGGGTGGGGTATGCAAGTAGATACTAGCGTATCAGTTTAGAAGGCTTAATATGAATATACGCAACTATAGAAAACATTTTACAAAGTGGAACGTACAAACTTCTACTAATACTAAAGACGACTTCGGCGGTATTGTAGTAGGAGTAGTTACGCGTGAAATAGAAGGCTATTTATCAAAGTCTATGACTAATACACGCGATACGGGTAACGGTATTCCTACGACGCGTAGCGGGGGTATTTTATTTACTTACCCCGACGTACTTTTAGTAGAAGGCGATATACTAAACAATCAATATCAAATCATAGATAGTGATAAGCACGCTTCGCATAATGAATATAGCGTTAAATTTATAGAAAAGTGGGGTAATGAAGTTAGTCCGTTACCCGCGCCCGACATAGATATATTAACCGAAGAAGGCGACATTTTTCTAACCGAAGAAGGCGACGTTATGATTACGGAACAAAATTACTAAAAAGGGTAAATTATGGGTAAGAAAATAAGCGCATTTACTGAATTAACTACAGCTTTAGGCGAAAACGTAGTAGCGATAGTAAACGGCTCAAAAACGTATAAGATTACTTTTGATAATCTATTCAAAGGTGTAGTTAAAAAGGTAGAAACGGGGCTTTTAAGTATGAAAAGCGGTATAAGCGCCCCTATTGCTTTAGGAACTACTTTCGCTAAGATACCTTTCGCGGGTGCGGTGGTTACGGATATGTCAAACGGACATATTACATACCTTAATGATAGAATAACTTTTGTATCAAGTGGAAATTATACTATTATCGCTTTCGGGTCGATAGAAGCGCAAAATAACGTAGATATTGTATTTAGTTATTTTTTAGACGGGGTAGAATTGAATATAGACGCGCACCCTATTTTTATAGGACGCGGAGCGGGTAGGGGAATACCTATTAGTGATAGTATTACCGCAGATTTTACAGCGGGTCAAGTTTTAGAGATACACGCTAAAGCAAGTACGGCGGGGGATATAACTATATTATATTCTAATACGTCCGTAGAAAAGAAAGTGTTTAGCTAAGGCTTTGTTATGGCTACAATAACTTTTAATTCTAAAAGGCTTAAAAAGGCTATAGAAATACACGGCGAAAATGTAGTTAAAAAGTTTAGCGCCGAAACTTTTAAAGAGATAGTAAAAACAAGCCCCGCGAAAGATACTTTTAGCGAAAGCGGAAAATATAGACGCACGGGGGCATTACGCGACGGGTGGAATTTAAAAAAGTCTATCGGTGGCGGTATGAAAATCTTTAACGAAATATCTTACGCGCCTTATTATGAGTACGGGCATAGAAAGCGTGGCGGTGGTATACAAAAGGGCGCTTATCTTATGTCTAAGGCGGTGGATAAAATGCTTAAAAAATTCGGCTTAACGGCTAAAAGAAAAGGCGGAATATGATTACTTCGACAATGATAGAAAACTCTATAGTAGCACTATTAAACGCGAAATATCCCGAAGCCGATATTTTTAGACGTAATGCTATGCAAAGTAAAGATAAGGCTATATTTATAGTAAATATAGACCTTCAAGGACAAACAGCAAATAAAGACTATCAACGTAAAGACTTAGAAATTATCGTGCAATACTACGAAGATGATAAGATAGCATTTAATAGAAATCTTAATGCTATACGTGATACTTTAGTAAGTGAAATATTTATTAATTCTATTCCTATACTAGATGAAACTAAAAATGTGGTAAAATACATTTTAGTTAAGTCGAGTAGCGTAACGGTAGTAGATGATATTTTATCGCTTAGAATGATTAGCGACTACGTAGACGACGTAGTAGTAACTAATCCAACTTACGACCTTATGGGCGTTTTACATTTAAACAAGGAGTGTTAATTATGGGTTTACCTATTTTTTCAATCAATTTTCAAACGAAAGCGATAGAAGCTATTGGATTAGCTACGCGTGGCTTTGTGGCTTTAGTTATTAAGGACGCTACACAAACGGCGGGTACTTATACATATAAAAACTTCGCGGAAGTACCTACGGGGGCTTTTGATACTTCAAATTATGATTTTATCGAAAGTATTTTTAAGGGTAGTCCGACAAAAGTTAAAGTTATTTCGGGCGCTATTGACGCGGTTTTCGCAGACGTACAAGCGTCAATCTTACAAGGTAGCCCCGACGTGGATTACTTAGTAGCACCTTCTTTTAGTGCTGAAAACACGGCTATTATTTCTTTTATTACAGATAAGAGAACAAACGCGGGCGCAAAAATCAAAGGCGTTTTAGTTGCTTCGGGTAGCGATAAAGAGTATATTATCGACGTTAAGGTAACGGGCGCAGTAGATGAAAACGCGGTAGCATTACCAAATCAAGAAACACGGGTAGCGGGAATAGTTGCGGGATTAGACCCTACACGAAGCGCGACTTACTTCGTAGTATCGGAAGTAGTAGACGTAGACGCTTTCGTAGACCCCGACGTAGAAATAGACGGCGGTCATTTAATTTATATTAATGACGGTGCTAAGGTTAAAATCGCGCGCGGGGTTAATAGTTTTGTATCTACTACACCAACAAAAGGCGCTTTGTTTACCAAGATTAAAAACGTCGAAACTATGGATATGATTAGTTACACTATCCGCCAAGTAGTAGAAGACGACTACGTAGGTAAGTTTACGAATAGCTTAGACAATAAAAACCTTATCGTTACGGCGGTAAATCAGTTTTTATCGGAATTAGCTAAACAAAACTACCTTAACCCTTCTTATAATAATGTTTGTACGTTAGACCTTCAAGCGCATTTAGACTATGCAGAACTTAACGGCGTAGATACTACGGGATTTAACGAAACGGACATTAAGAAAATTGATACGGGCGATAATCTTTATTTGAATATTTCTTGTAGATTACTAGACACGATAGAAGACGTTACTATCGAAGTCTTTATTTAATAAAAGGGGTATGATATGGAAATTAACGCTAAAAACGTAATGAACGGAACTTATGGAGTTATTAGAGTGGACGGGCTTGAATATGGGAATATTTCAAGCTTTGAAGCTAAGGTAACAAATACACGCGAAGATTTACAGTTTTCGGGAAACTTAGGCGTAGATAGTAAGCTTATTTCTTCGGCGGGTAGTGGTACTATGACTTTTAAAAAAGTTAATAGTAGAGTATTGGCGCGTAATTTACCTTCTATCGTTTCGGGTAAAGATTTTAAAATGGTTTTAATCCTTACGGTAGACGACCCCGACGGGTTAGGTAAAGAAACTATTTCTATTACCGACGTATGGGTAAACGACTTCGATTTAATGAAGTTTGAAATTGGCGCAACTATGGACGAAACGGTAACTTTCGGCTTTAATCCTACTAATATCGTAGCTATTGACGCAGTAGTAGAGTAAAAAAAAAATAAAAAGAAAAGGTTAAAACTATGAAAAAAAAGAACGAAACAAAACCCGAAGAAGTTAAAGCTACTTCGGAATTAACTTTAGAAAACATTTTAGAGAATATCGACGAAATTAACGGCGCTAAAGAAGATAAAGAAGTAACGATTACACACCAACGATTAAACGCTGATTTTACTTTTTTAGTACCGCAATTAGCCGACTTATCGGGAACGGCGGACAAAGCGGGAAATATGATTATGCCCGAAGTGTATAAGGCACTATCGCTTAATCTAGTTACACGTATTACGGACGATATGCTAAAAGCTTTAAAAGTTAAGAGTAACGCCGAAGCATTAGCTAAACTTTTCACGGAAGACGAAATACTAATAGTATTAGCTTCTTTAATGGAAGGTTTAGAAGATAACGGGATAGTAATAAAAAAGCAATAAAGGGGGATAACACCCTTTTTATGCTTCATTATTATTTGCAAAAAGGGATTTTACCAAACGAGATAATTAAGTTATCGCCCTTAGAAAAATCGTTTTTTGAAAGTAGTATGATTATAGAGTTAGAAGAACAAACTAAAGCAAATAAAGGGGCTTAAAGTGGAAGAAAAAGTAATACTAGACATACAAGCCAACGATAAAAAAGCCTTAAATTCAATAGATAAAATTAATAGAAAGTTAGGCACTACAGAAAAACAAGCCGAAAAGAATAATACAGTATTTAAAAAAATGGGTAGTATCTTAGGCGGTATAGCATTAGTTAGCGGATTAGTAGCTACAGCTAAACACACTATTAACGTAGCGTCTAATTTAGAAGAAGCGGAAAATAAACTTAATGCGGTTTTCGGGTCAAAGGGTCAAGCTTTAGTTAATGACTTCGCTACAAGATACCGCGACGCTTTAGGTATGTCGGTAATCGAAACTAAAAACTTTATAGCAGACGCGGGAAACTTATTTACGGGTTTTGGTATGGGCGCAGAACAAGCGCGCGTATTTAGTACGGACGTTTTAAAACTTACTAATGATTTAGCGTCATTTAACAATATTTCAACGGGCGACGCTCAACGTAGAATGATGTCGGCACTAATGGGCGAAAGCGAAAGCGCTAAAGGCTTAGGGGCTTCTATTTTAGAAACTCAACTTAGAGTAGCTTCGTTAGACGCGGGCTATGGCGAATATAGTAATACTATGGACGAAAACACTAAAATAATGATTAGGTATCACGCTATTTTAATGCAGTCTAAAAACGCTATAGGCGATAGTGAAAGAAGCTTAGATAGTTACGTCGGTAAATCGCGAAGAATGAAGACAGCTTTAGAAACTTTATCTATGACGTTAGGTACTAAAATTTTACCTATGGTTACTTCGGTAGTAAGTGCGTTAGGTACTTTAGTAATAGCGATAGAACAAAACTTAGATATTATCGCGTCCGTTACGGTAGCAATAACGGCGGGGGCTACAGCGTACGGGATATATAGCTTAGTAGTAAATAGAGTAGCAATAGCTACACGAATAGCTACAATAGCACAAACGGCGCTTAATATTGCTTTACGGGCTAATCCTATAGGTTTAATTATTACGGCTATAGGCGCATTAGTAGGGTGGTTAGTTTATATGTATAATACTAATGAAAAAGTAAGATACGGATTTATTTACGGGTGGGAAATGATGAAGAACGGCATAGCTTCGTTTACAAATTTCTTTATACGTCAAATAAATATGATGTTAAAAGCCTATAATGTAGTAGCTACAAGCTTAGGACAAAAACCGCTTAAACTAATAGCAGAAATGAAGGTTAAAAACTTAGACGAAATAGATAAAATAGCTAAAGCTAAAGCCGTAATAGCTACAGCAGACGGCGCAGTAAATCCCGCTTTAGGGTTAGGCGGTAGTACATCAACTTCGGGCGGTGCGGGCGCTACGGGTGCGGGTGCTACTACAGCGGGCGACGGCGAAAGCTATTTTAAAACTTTTGCGAAAGGCGGAAGCGCTACTACAGCGGGAAAAGGCGGAAGCTTAACCGTAGGCGATATTACTATTAACATAACAAAAAAAGAAGACGAAAACGACGACGCTTTAATAGATAGATTAACTTATAAAATAGCTAATGAATTTAACCGCGCGGGTAAAATCGCGGGCGTGATATAAAAAGGGGCTACAATGGCTTTAACATACACAAACAAGACTTTTGACGAATTATTAGGGTTAATACCCGACCCCGCAGTAAAAGAAGCTTTTAACGAATGGGAAGAAAGAGGACAAAATAAGCTTACCCCTTATAAGGTTACTTTGGACGGTAAAGAAATAAAAGTATACGGGGATTTAGATTTTATAGACGGTCAAAAAAGTATCACGTATGAAACTACTTACGGGGATATAATTAGTTTAAAAGGAAAAAGAAAACCAAAAACTACTACGCTAAACTTCTTAATAGAATATGATTTTATTAATGATAATGAAGCGGAAATACGACAACAAATAACGGATTTAGAAAAGATAAAAAAAGACCGTACCCCCGTTTTATTGTCAATATCTGAATTAAATGTAGAATATCCCGTAACGCTAGAAACGCTAAGGGTAACTTATAGGGGCGTACGTGATATATACGTACAAACTGAACTAATGGAAGTTTACGAAGATGAAAATAACAATAGATAACTTAGAAGGCGAAAAAGTAGACGCTACTTTATTCACGGCTAAATTAGTTTTTGAAACTTCTTTAGATGAAATTTTTAGCACTATAAAGTTTGATTTACCTTATCAGTTTTACGAAGATAATAAAATAAAAATATTTTCACGTGTTACGGCTACTTCGGGTAGTGATTTTAATTTTAGCGGTATCGTTATAAATACGGCTATAGATGATTTAAAAAGAGTATCTTTAGAAGTAGTAAGCGATAGTTTTTATTTGTCTACATACGAAGAACTTATTAAAGTAAAAAACTTGAGAGCTGATAAGGTAATAAAGCAAGTATTATCTAATTACGATAGTAGCTTTACATTAGACACTATACCGCTTCAAAACGGCATAACTAAGATTTATAAGGGCGATAGCATTATCGACATTATCGACGACGTTATAAAGCAATCGGAAGGCGCAAACGGTAAAAAGATTTATCGTACTTTTGAGAACAATAATTTAACAATATTTACAGACCCGAAAAAATACCCATTAGATTTTACATACGCTATTAGCAAACTAAAACTATCTTACAACGGCGAAGATATAAAAACGAGAATAAAAGTATATACCGAAGATAAGAAAAAGATAGAAGTAGAAGCCGTAAAATCAAATATAGAACTTATCAAAAAAGCGGGAATTATTCAAAAAGTACATAGTATAAAAGCTAAGAATAAAGCCGAAGCGGATTTAGTTGCGGAAAATTTATTAAAAATATACGGACAAATTAAGCGCACGGGTAGCTTTACGATTTACGGCGATTATAAAGCCCGTGTAGGTATGGGCGTAACTATAGAAGGTAACGACTATATAATTAGCGCTTTAAAGCACACTATAGAAGACGAAATTCATCTTATGGGCGTAGGAGTAGTATTATATGAAAAATAACGGCGCATTAGTAGAGATATTCAGAGCATTAAAAAACCCTTCTAAATTCGGGTTAATTATGGGCGAAATAAAAGCCGATTTGCCCGAAATTAAAATAGATATAGGTAACGGCATAGTTTTAGATAAAGACGATTTAGTATTTAGCGCTTCAATATTAAAAGACTACGCGCGCGAATACTCTATAGAAAGTACGGACGCGCAATTATTAGGGGATAAGTTAAATAGTAGCGGTACTAAATTAAATAGTAGCGGTGTAGACTTTAGTTTTACGGGTGCGCCTTATGTGGCTTTTGATACATTACCCGACGGGAATAGTAGACCTATAGTTACAATACCCGAAGGCGTGGCTACTGTATGGAGTACGGACGCGACGGCTTTCGACGCGGAAGCCACTAACTTTGATTTAGATAGTAATGATTTTAAAAGTACGGGTACAATTACATTAACGGACGAAATAAAAACGGGTGATAAAGTTATGCTTATGGCTACGGAAACTAATCAATTATTCTACGTAATTGATAAAGTTATAGCTTTTTAATGTATAATACAAAAATGAAGGGGAACTAATGGCTACATACGATTATGACTATATAGAAAAAACGGACATAGTAGAAGCGGAAGTAGTAACCCCCCGCGGTACGATAGTTTTAGGTATTGATTTTAACGACGGAACGGCTTTAATGGCTAATGCTGATTTAAAAAGAATAGACGGAGCGGAAGCGTTACTACAGCGTATTATTAAATTTCTTCGTACTGAAAAGAATTTATATAGATTATATAATGCTGAAATGAACGAAGCGGGTACGGTTTTCGGTTTTTCTATTTTTGAAACTATAGGATATACGTATACTTCGGTAGTATTATCTAAATATAGCGCAGAAATTAGAAACTTTTTACAATCAGAATATGACGTAGAAAGTGTAGATAGTATTAGGCTACAACCCGTAGAAGACAATATATTAGTATCTCTTTATATTACTTCTACCTACGGAAAAATAGAGATAAAAGAAGTAATACAAGAAAATTACTATTTATACGGTAAAGGGGCTTAAATATGAGTGATATTATACTAGACCAAAAGACAAAGTTTTTAGACGCTTTAGCTGATACTTACGACAAAACGGAAGGTACGGTACTAAATGACTTAGCAACGGCTAACGCTATAGCTAACGAGCATTTTTATATCGAATGGGCTAATTTAAAAGATAGCTTAGACTACAGAATAGCAACGGGCGACGATTTGACTACCTTAGCTTTAAACTTTGGTATATATCGCAAAGAAGCTTCTTACGCGGTAGGATATGTTACCTTTAGCGGAACGGCGGGAACTTCTATACCACAAGGCTTCGTAGTCGCAAATGATACCGTAGAATATGTTACAAACGCACCCGCACTATTAGACGCTACGGGCGCGGTCACTACATTAGTTACGGCTACAGTAGCGGGGACGGTAGGAAATACCCCCGCTAATACTATAGTAAATATTCCTATCTCTATGGTAGGTTTAGATAGTATTACTAATGGCTTATCTTTTTCAGACGCGCAAGACGAAGAAACGGACGAAGAATTACGCGAAAGAATAGACTATGTTTTAAGATACCCCGCTACAAGTGGTAACGCTAATCATTATTTCCAATGGGCTACGGAAACTTCGGGAGTAGGTGGCGCGCGTGTAATTGTTAAGCCTTCGGGTGCGGGTAGTATGAAAATAGCTATAGTAGATACAAATAACGACACGGCGCAACAACCGCTAATAGATAGTGTTTACGACCATATTATAGAAAATAGACCCGCAACGTCGGGAATTTTAGAAGTAGTTAGCGCTACACCTTTAAATATAGACGTAGCAGTAACGGGCGTAACTATTGACAGTACGAGCGGATTAGGTACGCAAGAAGTTTTAGACGCGATTATCGCTAATATTACGGCTTATGTAAATAGTTTCGCTATGGACGCTACGGAAGTGCCATACGTAGGAGTAGTTAAGGTAGTTATTCAGACCGACGGAGTAGCAAACTATACGGGCTTAACTCTAAACGGTAGTAATGCTTCTATACCTATTGTAGATATAGAAATACCTAAAGCTAATAGCATAACGGCTACGGTGTAAGTTATGATAGAAAATTTACCTAAATACTATAAAAAAGATACGGGTACGTGGGTAGACTTAGATTTAGCGTTTATCGCTACTACGGACGGGTGGGAAGAATTAGCTACTAATTTTAGAAACGGCTATATTTTTCATTTAGCAGACACCACACAATTAAAATATTTAGAAGAAATGTTAAAAGTACCCGTAGACGAAACATTATCTAATGAATATAGAGCGGGTAGACTTCGCGCTAAATTAGTACGTAAAGTAACTACGCAAGAAGTAGTTATTAATATAGCTAAACAGTTCTACCCGTTAGAAAATCCTACATTAAGCGAAACGGAAGCGGATTATACTTTAACTATATTTTTCGGTAATATGCAAGTTTTACCCGTAGATATAGATATATTTAGAAATACGGTTATAGATATATTGCAAGCCGATTTAGATTTTATTGTAGAATTAGACGTAGCTTTATCGGCATTTACGCACGACGAACTAAACGCATATACACACGACAATCTAGTAGCTTACAGACAAAGCACATAAAAAAAGGGGATTAAATGGCAACAATTACACCAAATATCGGCTTAACGAAGCCCGAAGGTACGGAAAAATACGACTTAGACGTAGTGAACGCGAATAGTGATATTATAGACGCGGAAATTACAGACGCTAAAGCGGGTAGTAATATACGTGTTTTTAAGGTTAAAAATGATGTATCTAGCGTAGACAATGCGCTAAACGTACAAGCGGGCGACGGTAGATATATAAGACAAAGTTTAAGCATTACAGCTTTTATTCATTTAAACTATGCACACGCTACGGACGCGGTAGCAAGATTTAATCAATCGGGCGCGGGTAAAATAGCTTCGTTCTTACAGAATGGAGCAGAAAAGAGTTATATCGCTAACGACGGTAGCGTATGGGTGGCGGGCAAAAAGCTAGTTAATACCGACGAACTTCAAGCGGTAGAAGATTTAGCTATAGCTAATACTACACCCGTCGGCACTATGATAGATTTTGCGGGAGATACCGCACCAAGTGGTTATCTAGTTTGTAATGGTGGCGAAGTATCACAAACAACTTACGCGGATTTATACGCGGTATTAGGTGTTTTATGGGCTAATACGGCGGGCGCTTCTACCCCCGCAGTAGGGAACTTTAGATTACCGCCTCAACAAGTAGACGGATTAGGGTTATTTAATCGTGGTGTAGGTGCTACTAATGGCGATGTAGGGGTTTATCAAGTAGATGTATTTAAAGAGCATAACCACGAAGTAGCGGGTAGTAATAATAGTGGAATAGTATTAAACGCGCAAGGCTCAAGCATACTCGCAAGATATATTCCAACTGAAAACACGGGCGACCCTACAGAAACAAGACCAAGAACAATCACCGTTCTAAAATGTATTAAATATTAAAAAAAAGGCTAATAAATGAAAGCATATTTATACGACGACCAAACAAGCGAATTTAAAGGCGAAACGCAATTATATATAGACCCTTTAGAAACAGAAAAAGCGGGCGAAAATGTTTATATTAAAATAGCAAACTCTACAGAATTAGCGCCTTTACCCGTAGTAGAAAATGAAACAAATGTTTTTGTAGACGGTAATTGGAAAGTAATTGCAGACTTTAGAAGCGTAGAAATGTTTTATATAGAAGACGCTACAAAAGTAGATTTTAGTTTAGGCGATACCCCTACGGAATTAATGACGCTAGAAAATCCTACTAGCCTAATAAAGCCTATATGGGATAGTGTTTCTTTAAAATGGGAAGAAGACTTACCTATAGAAGACGTTAGAACAAACAAGAAAAAAGAGTTAGAAAATAGCTTTAATGAAAAAGCTTCTTTAATGACTACAGCACTACCGCACGAAATGGCTTCGTGGGATAAGCAAGAAAATCAAGCCCGCGCGTGGAATAACGACAATACCGTAGTAACTCCTATTATTGACGAACTTCTAATAGCTAGAAACTTCGGCGAAACTAAACAAGATTTAGTTAATAAGATTATAGGTAATGCGGACGCTTACGAAGTAGTTTACGGTCAAATATTAGGAAAGTATCAAAACCTAATTAGCCAAGTAGACGGCGCTACGACTATAGCAGACGTAGAAGCTATTATATGGGGTTAGCCTTCTTCGGGCTACTTCATTTTTTTTAAATAAATATATCCTATAATATCTTATATTATGTTATAATGCTTCAATTAAAAAGAAAAGGTTTAACAAATGAGTATAGAAGTTAAAACAATACGTAGTAATCAGTCTTTTAGTGTTACCCCCGAAGTAGTAGACCTAATAGCAAGCTTCAAAAAAGGCGAACTATCAAAAGCAATAAAGACGGCTTTAATTTATGCGGATAAAAGAGGGGCTTTAAATGACTTCAAAAAATAAACGATACAAAGATGAATAGTAACCCCTTAAACGATTTTAATAGCTTAGACGATAAAGTAGACGTAAAAAGACTAAAGAGGGCTAAGAAGCCTTCTAATGTTAATATTTTGGCTACTTTCAAAAAGAAGCCACGCGCTAAAAGAATAGATTACGAACATATAGAGCAAGTTAAGTTATTTAATTGGACTAAATTACCTTCTTCTAAGTTGAAATATCCACTATTTGAAAAGCTACTTTTTGCAGTACCGAACGGCGGATATAGAAGTAAAACTACCGCTATAGCATTAAAAGCCGAAGGCGTAGAAAGTGGTGTAGCTGATATACTCTTTTTAGTGGCTTCGCGTGGCTTTGGTTATCTATGTATCGAAATGAAATACGGAAAAAATAAACAATCGGACAATCAAAAAGACTTTGAAAAAGCCGTAGACGGTGTAGGCGGGATATATCAATTAGCATATAGCGCGGAAGAAGCGCAAAAGATTTTAGAATGGTATTACGCAGACATTAAGCTATAATACCTTATGAGTAATTTAATATTAACCCCTAATATAGATAATACGTTTACAGTTTTAGAGCCTTTTGAAATAAAGGGCTATATCGTACCCGTAGGCTACAAAACGAACGGCGCAGACATACCCCGCGCCTTTTGGTGGTATATCGCACCAAACACCCCTAAATATTTAGAAGCTATTGTAATTCACGATTATTTATGTGATTTAGAAATGTACGAAGAAGCCGACGAAGTTTTTAAAGAAGTATTATTAGCTATAGAAAATAGTTTTAAAACGCGTATTATGGTAAAATCAGTAAAATTTTATACAAGGTGGATTAGATGATAGGAATAGGAACGGCTTTAGTTAGTATGGGAATAGGTTTTGTTAAAGACCTTATTATGGATAACGGCGAAGACTTAGTAAAAGAAGGTATTAAAAAAGTTACGGGAATAGATTTAAACAAAAAGAAGCCCGCAGATTTAACACCCGAAGAAGTTAAAAAAATCAATGAATATAAGTTAGAAATTCAAAAATTAGATTTTAAAAAACTTCAATTAGCGCTAGACAAAGAAAAAGAAAGTAATCGGCACGAAGAAGCCAAATACAACAAGGCGCACGAAACATATCAAGATAAAAACGAAATGGCGGACGGAATAGCTAAACAAATTATAGATAGAAACTTACCTATAATCGCGGTTTTAGTTATAGTAAATATTCTTTTAGTTTATTTTATGAAAGACGAAGCTACATTAATCGCTATTGCTAGTAATATTATTGGTATTACAATCGGAAATCTATTTGCGGAACGTCAAGCTATTGTTAATTTCTTTTTTGGCAGTTCTATAGGCTCAAAACAAAAAGATAAACATTTAAAAAGGTCATAAAATGGAAAATTTATTAGCAAGAAATAAAACCGCAAAATATCCATATAGTAAAAGTTCTTTAGCAAAACTAGAAGGGGTACACCCCGATATGGTAAATTTCGCTTTTGAGTTAGCGAATGTAATCGACTGTAAAATAGTTTACGGCGTTAGAACGGACGAAGAACAATTAGCACTATATAAAAGCGGTAGAAGTTCTTTTGACGGAATTACGAAGCGCAGTAACCACCAAATACAAAAAGACGGCTACGGCTATGCTTTAGATATTCTACCTTTACCCGTAGGCGTTAATATGTACGACGACAAAGACGAAGAAAATAAGCTACGGTGGGCGCAGTTTGACGGGTTTTGTTTTGCTATTGCGTATAAGTTAAGTATGAATATTAAAACGGGTTTTAAATGGCGTAATAATATGATGAAATCACTACAAAGAAACGAAAAAGATAACACTTTACCCGACGGTAATCATATAGAGCTTTTATTATAAGATTTTTTATGATATACTTCTAATATCCTTAAAGGTGTCTATAAGCAAGGCTTTAATTAACCTTTTCGCCTTGCTTTGGATATTATGAACTTTTTAAGTAAATATTAATTCTATTTAGTATATACTTTTTCTTTATTTCTTAGCCTAGCACTACTAGGCATTTTTAACACTTCACTTCGGAGTGTTAGGCTAAGAGATTATTAGGGTGTTTAGTAGTGCATTCCCCCACTCTTAAAATTTTAATTGTTAATCACTAAAGGAAAAAAATGTATATTGAAATACATAACCACGCCGATTTTGAGCAAAAAACACTATATTTTAAATTAAACAACGCTTTTAATATGGATATGGAAAACGAACTTAACCAAAAGTTACAAGGAATATACGCAATATATTCTAATAATATTTGCTTATATGTAGGACAAAGTAAAAACCTTGCTAGTAGAATAGCTACACACATAAGAGGAAAATACGAAAAATCTACAGAAATATATCTATGGAATATCGAAGACATAGGCTTTAATGATTTTTTAAGAAGAAGTAAGGCTATACAACAATCAATATTAGATAATAGCGAAAAGTTATATATGCAGAAGCTAAAACCTATAGATAATGTAAATATAGATATGGACTTTAAATTAAATGAAGACGAAAGCGCCTTATTAACTAACCCTTCTATAATATTAAGCCTACAATTCCACGCTTTAAGAATTACTGATAATGTATCTAATATTCAAGAAGAAATAGAAATATCAGTAGATTATCTACATAAAGAAAAAGAAATATCCGACAAGCAACATACTAAAATAAAATCAATTTTAAAAGAATATGAATTAATTTTTAAAGGCGGATTTAATGAAAATAGATAAAAAAGCAATCAATTACTATTATTCATTTTTTGAAGTATCAAAAGAATTAAATCAAAAACAATTTTATGATTTTAATATGGCTATTTATAAAGTTATGTTTTTTGAAGAACATATAGAAAGTATAACTTTTGAAGATAAAATGTTATCTATTTTGTGGAAGTCCGTAAAACATAGCATACAAGCAAGTGTTAAAGGGTTTTGTGATAAAAAATTAATCCCTTATGATGATGTTTTTACACCCCTTAGCAAGGGTGTAGATAAGCCCCTTACTAACAAACAAGAAGGACAAGTACAAGAGAAAGGACAAGTACAAGAGAAAGAAGAAGCCCCTTTTTCTTTTTCTCTTAAATCACAAAGTCAAATAACATCACTATCAAAAGAATATATTACTAACTTAGAAAATTATATAAATTCTTTAGGATATGGGAATATGACTTTTCAAGATTTTAAAGACGGGTGCGAAATAAAGGGATATAAATATAAAAACTTTAAATTGGCATATAACAAGTGGAATAAAAATAATACAGCTACTACAAAACCTACAAGCTTCAAAGAACAAGACCGACAACGTACTAACGAAATAGCGGACGCGGTATTAAATAAAGGCTTCGACCCTTTCGACCCCGCAAACTATCAACAACAACCCGACATAATAGA